GAAAAAGGTTTAACAGTTATATGGCCAAGTGAATGGGTTTTTACACATAGAGGTAGAAAAGCAGTAAAAGGAAATAAGTATATTATTACTGGGTGGTATGGGTTTAAATAAAATCCAAAGATTTTCTAATGAGTGTTTAGAAGACATTACTTATCCAGATAAACCGACATCATGGCATGTTCAGGGAAGGTTAAAAAACAGATCCAACCAAGAATTTAAATTTGACGTAGGGCTAATGTTCAACATGCCTGGTAACGAGCTAGGTAAAAAAGGAAATATAGCAAGTAGAGCAGATAAGATGGTATTTGAAGAACCAAACAAATGGATTATAATTGATTTAGAAGAGCTACATAAGCATTTAAAAGAAAAAAAACTACAAAAAGTCTATTTACAGGATTTGATATCCGAACTAGAATGGAATATAGTACTACCAAAATAATAAAAAGCATATACAATGAGGAACTATGCTACAAAAATTAGGTTTTGCTCCAGGATTCAATAAACAAGTTACCGAAACAGGTGCCGAAGGGCAGTGGTTTGATGGTGATAATGTTCGTTTTAGGTATGGTACACCTGAAAAAATAGGTGGTTGGAGTCAATTAGGTAGCAGTAAACTTACTGGTGCAACTAGACAAATTCATCATTGGGAAAATAACAATAGTACGAAGTACTCTGCAATAGGTACTAATAGTATTTTATATGTTTTTGTAAACGGTGTTTATTATGACATTCACCCAATTAGAGAAACTTTAACAGGCACTAATTTTACAAGCACAGCTAGTTCGCCAATAATCACTATAACATGCACCGGAGCTCACGGGTTGTTAGAAAACGATGTTGTTTTATTTGATAGCGTTAGCGGTCTATCGGGATCTACTTTTTCAAATGCTACGTTTGAAGATAATAAATTTATGGTTACCTCAGTCCCCTCTTCCACTACTTTTAATATCACTATGGATGTAGTAGAGTCGGGAACACCTGTAACTAACGCAGGTTCTGCGTCTGTTCTTTGTTACTATAGCGTTGGTCCTTCGGGACAAGTAGCTGGTTTTGGTTGGGGTGCAGGAAAGTATAGTGGTACAGTAAGTAGTCCAGCGACTTCTACACTGGCCACAGCTTTAACAGACACAACCACAACTAACATTGTTCTTGCTAGCTCAAACTCGTTTCCGGCATCGGGGACAATAAGAATAGGAACAGAGGACATATCGTACACAGCCAATAATACAGGAACAAATACTTTAAGCGGTGGAGCTAGAGGAGTCAATGGCACAACAAAAGCCACACACTCATCAAGTGCGGCAGTCACAGATATAACACAATTTACTGCATGGGGTGAAGAAACTTCATCTTCAGATTTTACAATTAATCCTGGTTTATGGGTTCTTGATAATTATGGTCAAAAACTTATTGCACTAATTTATAACGGCAAATGTTTTGAATGGGATGGGGCACCTTCGAATGCGGTTAATACTAGAGCAACGGTTATTCCAAATGCACCAACAGCGTCACGCCATGTTTTAGTATCTACTCCAGACAGACACTTAGTATTCTTTGGTACTGAAACCAGTGTTGGAGATCCTTTAACTCAAGACGATATGTTTATTAGATTTTCTGATCAAGAGAATATAGATCAATCTGATTCTTATACAGTGAGAGCTGAAAATACAGCAGGCACACAAAGACTTTCGGATGGCTCAAGGATAATGGGAGCTATTAAAGGGAGAGATGCTATCTATGTTTGGACTGATACAGCACTGTTTTTAATGCAGTTTGTAGGCCAACCGTTTACATTTGCTTTTTCACAGGTAGGGACTAACTGCGGTCTTTTAGGTAAGAATGCATGTAGAGAAGTTGATGGATCTGTTTATTGGATGTCTGAAAATGGTTTCTTTTCTTACGATGGTCAGTTAAAAACATTGCCTTGTTTGGTAGAAGATTTTGTTTATTCTACTAATGCAGGACTAGGAATCAACACTGTAGCAAGAGATTTAGTTAACTGTGGTTTAAATAATTTATACGGAGAAATAAATTGGTTCTATTGTAGTGCCTCTTCTTCCGTTGTTGACAGAGTTGTGACTTTTAATTACTTGGATTCAACTAGAGAAAGACCTGTATGGACTATCGGTAGTCTGGCGAGAACCGCCTGGCAGGATTCTTCTATTTTCAGTAAACCCCATGCATCACTTTATGACCCTGATGATAACAATTCTTACGATGTCACTGGTAATACACAAGGACTTACAGTATACTATGAACAGGAAACAGGGACTGACCAAGTTAATTATGGTGGAGTTACAACTGCTTTAATAGGTACTATTACTTCAGGTGCTTTTGATATAACGCAGCGTAGAAGCAACACGGGCCAAGTTGTAGGGACACCGGACCTTAGAGGAGATGGAGAATTTATAATGAGGATCAGTAGGTTTATACCAGATTTTATTGAACAAACAGGGACGACTGCAGTTAATTTTAAAACAAGAATTTATCCAAACAGTACAACAGTTTCTAATAATTTTACTTGTGATTCTACTACAACTTTTAAAAGCACCAGAGTAAGAGCTAGAGAAGTTGAATTACAAATTGCTAACACAACCTCAGGTGAGAACTGGAAACTTGGAACATTTAGATTAGACATAAGTCCAGGAGGAAGAAGATAATGGCAACAGATGCAGAGATAAGAGCTAGAGGTTTACTATATGTCCCTAAACAAAAATATTTACAGAATCCATATGAATTACCACCAGAAGAAACACCTGTAAGTGAGGGTATAGTAAATACTAATGCTTTTAATAATAATGCAGGTGGTGGTTTTTATACTGATGATAATAGAATAACAAATCAAAACTATAATCCTAATCCTCTACAAGACGCTAGATTTAGTAATGAAATGTCTTTTGTTGGAGCACCAAAAACAGATGCTAATGGTAGAAACCCAGGTCAAGTTGGTTATGATCCATCCACAGCAGGTGTAAGTTACAACACACGTACAGAAGCCATGAAAAACATGGAGATGAATAATAAAAATAATTATTATGGATTAGATGAACCAGAACAATCAAAATTTCAACAGTTTGTAAGGAATGCTCCAATACTTGGTACAGGAATTAAAGCAGTAGAGCTTGGAGGAAAATTTTTATCTAAGATTCTTCCAACTAGTAGACGATCATATCTGGAAAATGAATTAAGTAATCAGGGTGTATTTGTAGATGACATTGGTAGAATTGTTCAAGGGAAAGGTGATTATAATACGGCACAGAATGTTATGGCAAATTACAATGCAAGTAACATAACTCAGGAGACACTTGATAAAAGAATAAAAATGATTAACGACACAATAAAACGTAAGACTAAATCATATGATATTAAAGGTAAAGATTATACAACTACAAAATCATTTGAGGATTTAACAAAAAGAATAGGGGCTCTTAATGAGTATGGAGATATAAATAATATAGTTAACAAAGACGCAGATTTTATTAAAAAAAATCCAAAAGAGGAAGAAGAATTTAAATTTTTTGATGACAATATTATAACAAGATTTTTAAAAAAGAAAAAATCTTCTAATACCACTACTGGTACTGATACTACTGGTGACAATGATGGTGCAACTACTGGTAGTGCAACTACTGATGGTGGAGCTGGACAGGGTATAGATATAAGTGGTGCAGGTACTATACGTAGTAGCGATAATAATTTTCAAGGCGATTCAGGACCGACTACTCAACAAGAATCTGATTATGGTTATGGGTCTGATTTTGGTTTTGCTAAAGGTGGTAGAGCCGGATACTTCTTTGGCGGTAGAGTAAACTATAAAGCAGGTGGTAGAACAGATGCTGGTCCAAATAGAACTACTGCTAGTAAAGTAGGTGTAGGACAAATAAATGAATCAGGACAAAAAGTATCTGGTGGAAATTTTAATAATAATGATAATGATGGCGCAAGTGATAACCCACCAGTGACAGTGGTTAATGATAACCCTATAGATATTTCAACTGTAACAAAATCAGTAGGTGATTATAATATACCTTATGGTGTTGAAGCATTAATGGCAGATAAAGGAAAATTTAAAGCAGTTATAAATCCTGACGAAATATTAGATAAAAATATAGGTGCTGAGTTTACATATGATAAGGGACCTTTTAGTATAGGTGCTTATGCAGACATGGATGGAGATAAATCTCTTAATGCTAATTACACTAGAAACAACTCTAATTACAGTTTTGATTTAAACGATGGTGGTGGACAACTTAAATTTACTAGAACATTTGCAAACGGAGGCTTAGCAAGTATTTTATAATGGCAAAAATTGTACAATCATTAACTAGAGCGTCTAAAGAATACGAACAAAGAAACATTCAATCCTTGGTCAGAGATTTAGATTCAATAATAGTAAAACTAAATACTTCTTTTCAGGAAGAAGTAAAACAGGAGATAGAAGCTAAGAGTTTCTTTATGGAATAATGGCAGTAGTAAACCAATACAAATTTAAAGGTATAGATAACGATACAACAGGAAATGCTTTAGTTCCTTTAGGAGCAGGTAATCCTTTGGTGAATGAAACTATAATTATTAAATCTTTGCTTGTTACATCCGCTGGTACACCTAGTGTGACCGTAACCAATAACAGTATTACAGCTATTAAATCAGCAGCACTTACAGCTAATGTCACAACAGAATTATTAACCCAACCATTAATAGTAGAAGGCGGCAGTGCTTTTACAGTACAGTCAAGTAACACAGATTCATTTGACATAGCCATTAGCTACTTAAACATTAAAAAGGAGAAAATAGACTAATGAAAGTATATAACGCAAAGGTAGAAGAAACTTACAGACACCTTGAGACTGGTGAGATTTTTAAGGAAAGAAAAGACTGGGTAGCCAAGGGTTATAAGGCAGAAGAGATGGCACAGGACGTGAAAGTTATCATGCCGGCTCTTGATTTGTTTAGTAAAACAAAGTAAAACAGATAGACTAAGGATAAATTTATGGCAATTTCAAGAATGCAACAACCAAGACAGATGTACAATCAGGGTATGATGGTTCATGACCCTAGACAAGCCTATGGTTTAGGTGGTTTTATTAAAAAAGCTGTTCGTGGTGTTAAAAAAATTGCTAAGAGTCCTATAGGTAAAATGGCTTTATTATATGCAGGTGGAACTATGTTAGGTGGTTCAGCTATGATGGGTGGCGGTGGTGGATCTTTTATGTCAAGGTTAGCTAGTCCCGGTAACCTTATGAATTTAGTTAGAAATACAAACAACACAGGTATAGGTCAAATATTTGGTGGTGATGGTAAATTTTCTAAAGTTGGAAATATGTTTAGACAAAGTATCAAAGGTGAAGATGGTAAATATAGTACTGAAGGCAACCCTTTTAGCCTAGGTAAATTAGGACTAGGTGCTTTAGCTGGAGCAAGTATTGCACTTCCTTTTATGGGTGGCAAAGGTGATGACGAAGAATCAGGTTCTGATCCTATGGATCCGGCAGCAGTTACACAAAGAGCAAAAAATTATTACAGCGGTCAAGGTAATGCCGGTGTTGGTTTAGATTTTATGCCTAAGAAAAAATATGTTAGTCAAAATTTTTATGCAGCTGACGGTGGTAGAGCCGGTTATGCTAATGGTCAATTAGTTACTCCAAGCGGAGATGGTTCAAGACCTGGTTATGCAGGTGATAGATTTCTATTGCCGGATAATAAACTACCAAAAGATAAATTTGGTTTTATGTATGAAACTGGACCAATAACAGATCGTAATCTAGAGATTTTAAATAACATGACTGAAGAAGAACGTAGATTATTTGAAGAGCGGGGTAGTCCTTTTGATATTATAGAAAACTTTATAAAAACTCCTTTTATAATTAGAGGTGGAGACACAGATTATAAAGCTGATGGTGGTAGAGCCGGTTATGCAATGGGTGGTTCATTAGATGAAGACGAAGAAGATTTTATTAGATCAGGTGCAGGTATGTCTAGAAGACAACCTACAGCATTTTTAAACATGGGTGGTGGTGCAGGAGAAGCACAAGCTGAACAAATGTTAATGGCAGAATTTGTAAAATATAAAAACAAAGGTGGAGATTTATCTTTCCAACAATTTGTCCAAGCAGTAATGCAACAACAAGAACAATCCCAAGGTATGCAACAACCTACTATGATGGCAGCTAATGGTGGCCTAGCAGGTATGACAAGTGTACCAGGATACGGAACACCGGCAGGAACTAATCAATTTGGTTATCCTAGTGGTGGTGTAAGAGTCGGTAAAGCTGAAGGTGGAATCATGGAAACTGAAGAAGCATCAGAAATGATTGACATGGGTGGACAAGAAAAAGATTACAGAGATGAAGGTGGTTTTGTAGCAATGGGCGGCGAAGAAAGAGCTGACGATGTACCTGCAAGATTATCTAAAAACGAATTTGTATTTACTGCAGATGCTGTAAGAAATGCAGGCGGTGGAGATATAGATAGAGGG